TGTAGAGCGGCAACAAGTTGGCTCCGTGACACGTTGTTGGGAAGCGGCAACGACAAGGCTTGGTCGATTGAGCCTACGCCGGAACCCGAGCTACCACAGTTTATTCTTGACGAGCTTCAGGCTGAGTTGGCGATGCAGGTGCAACAGCACATGATGCAGACCGGCCAGACACCTGATGAAGAAACGCTACGCCGCAAAGCGATGGAGATGCGGGACGTTACGTTCCGCGAGTATCGCGACGAGTCCGAGAAGCGCGTTGCCCGCATGGAACAGCGCATGGAAGATCAGTTGATCGAAGGGAACTGGCACAAAGCGTTCAACGAGTTTATTGATGATGTTGTGACGTTCCCGTTCGCCTGCATCAAAGGGCCGATCAAGCGTCGGCGCAAGGTGATGAAATTTGTAGACGGTACACTTCAGCCCGTCGATATAGTGCGCAACGAGTGGGAGCGGGTTGACCCGTTCATGCTGTATTGGGCACCTTGGGCTTGGGATATTAACGACGGCTACGTAATCGAACGACATCGTATGACGCGAGACTCGTTACAAGCCTTGATTGGCGTACCGGGGTATAACGAAGACGCTATTAGATCAGTACTCTATGATTTTAACGGCGCTGGCTATTCCTCGGATTGGCTATGGGTCGATAGTGCGCTAACCGACGCGCAAGGCAAAGACACCTTACATAGCAACGTAAACGAAGATTTAATCGACGCACTTCAGTTGTGGGATTCAGTAGAAGGAACAATTCTTCTTGAGTGGGGTTTAAGTGAGGAGGAGATTCCCGACCCCGCGTTAAGTTACCCATGTGAAGTGTGGCTTGTCGGCAACACAGTTATACGTGCGGTACTGAACTACGACCCCATAGGTAGAAAGCCTTACTACCTAACATCATACGAAGCCAAGCCGGGATCAGTAGACGGCAAGGGCGTAGCGGATCTTTGCCGAGATTCGCAACTCATGGTCAACGCAACTGCGCGGGCTATGGCTAACAACATGGGTATTTCGTCGGGGCCGCAAGTTGGTGTCAACGTAAGCAGATTACCACCGGGGGAAGACATCACGGATTTGCATCCGTGGAAAATATGGCAGTTTGAGTCGGGAGAGTACAACGACGGATCACCACCGTTGACGTTCTTTCAGCCGCCTAGTAACGCGGCGGAGCTAATGGCCGTTTTTGAGAAATTTTCAGAACGCGCTGACGAAGATACGATGATACCCAAGTACATGACGGGTGGGCATCAACCGGGAGCAGGGCGCACATCATCAGGTTTGTCGATGATGATTAGCAACGCTGGTAAAGGTATTAAGCAGGTTATCAATAATATTGATAAGAACGTCATCGTCCCAGCAATCGAAAGGTTGTATCAGGATAATCTTAGGTACAACCAAGATCCTGATATTGTCGGGGATGTGCATATTGTGGCGCGTGGTGCGAACAGCTTGGTAGTTAAAGAAGCTGAAGCTATCCGCCGTAATGAGTTCCTACAACTTGTACTCAATAGCCCCGTTGCCAATCAGATTGTTGGCAACCGAGGTACAGCAGAGCTACTACGTGACGCCGCTAAAAACCTTAACATCAATGTGGATAAGGTCGTACCGGATACGTCACAAGTTTCTATGATTGATGAACAGCAACAGCTTATCGCTCAGTTGCAACAACAACTCCAGATGATGCAGGAGTCTGTAAATGCGGCACCAGATAACGTCGAGTTCACCCGTGATGCTCAAGGTAACGTCACCGGAGCAACACGAAGAAAGACGCCGGTTCTCTTGCCCGACGGCTCTCCCGCCGGTGGAAGCGACGGTAACACGATGCGCAACGTCGTCACAGGAAGAAACGGATGATCGAAACCGGCATAACAGCCGCCGCGAAAGTACTGTTTCTTGAATCGGTAGTTAACGATACTTGCAAGCTGGCTTTGTACGATGGCAACGCGGCTTTAGGTGTAGATACACCTGTATATACAACTGAGCACGAAGTAGTAGGTGAAGGCTACACGGCTGGCGGCGTACAACTAGCTAACGCTTCGGTTGGTGTTGATGATAACGGAGCCGCGTTTCTGACTTGGGATAGCACTGAGTGGCCTAGGTCTACAATTACTGCGGCAGGGTATATGATTTACGACGTTTCCAAAGACAACGCGGCGTTGTTTGTCGGCAGTTGGGGCAGTAACTACACCAGCACCAACGGGCCGTTTAAAGTAAACATACCCGACAAACAGATTTTACTAGTTTAAAAGGCTAAGGCGTGAATACCTTTACGCCCAACAGCGCCATTGTAAACGGCGCAAGCCCCACTTCGCTTACTAACGCAGAAGTAGCTATTGACACTACTGGCGCGATACAGGTAATCGCGCTAGCTGGGGCGCTAGTTAATGCTTCGACTTCTGTAAGCGCTTCGTCTCAGGTATCAGCGGGTGCCAATGTAGCTACTACTGGCGCTTGTAACATATCGGGCAGTTGTTCGCTTCAACTTGAACTTGTCGATGTTACTGGCGATCCTCGCGCTAGTGTTGACGGCGGCAGATTTAGAGTACGCAGGTATGCCGATACGCACACCGTGTCAGCAGAAATCGAAGCGCACTGGACTATACAGCTACCTGAAGTACGTAGCGCCCCTGCACTTACTTATGAAAACACAGTAAATTTAGTATCTAAACCTTTAAAAACAAAGGTTAAAGTCAAGTATCCAGACCCGTTACCAGACGTAAAACGCGCTAAGGTTGCGACTACTGGCGTAACTATTAGTGTAAAAAACGAGATGCTTTTACCCACTACTGGGTGTGAAAGTAACACTGGGTCGTGTAACGTTACGATTAGCTACAAACTAGAGTCACCCGAAAGCGCTAGTCATACAAACAACAGGATTGGGTCAGGGGTCTTTTTACGTACAGTGTTATTACCTACAACAGTACGTAATCCTACTGATGAAGAACTTGTTGTTATGGCGCTGAATGTGATATAAGGTGAGCGTATGTTTTTAGGGCACAATACTGACCGACAGCATGTACAGGCTCTGTGGGACTGTAAACAGCGGGACGATAAGTTGCTGGATTTATTCGCTAAGCAATTAGACGAAGTAAAAAACCAACTTATCGCCGCTAATGACTCAGACCGCATCTTTAGATTGCAGGGTCAGGCCAGTGTCCTTAAAGATTTCCTCGACGCGGTTGAAAAATCGCAAGAGGTTTTAGAGCGGCGAAAGCCGTAAATTGTCCGGCAAACCATTATGCGAAGTGCAGACCGTGTTGGAGCATGTAGCAGAGTTGGAGCTTTAGGAGAAAAGTGATGCCTTTACCCAAGCAAGTACAGAAGCAAGCGGCAGAAATAGAACAACTGGAACAGCAGCTTTATGCTGAAACTTCTTCGTCTGATAAACCAACAGCGGAAGTAGTTTCACCAGAAGCAGAGCAATCGGCGGATTCTACTGTAGCTACTGAAGAACTTACTGATACGTCTTTACAGGCGGCTGAACCCTCACAGGGAGAAGCTGTCGAGGACGCGGGCAAGGTAGCAGATGCGCCAGACGAGGATGGAAAGGTTTGGAAGCAGAAGTACAAGACCCTTCAGGGTATGTACGATGCGGAAGTGCCTCGCCTCCACCAGCAGGTGAAAACTCTTACCGGAGAGCTAGAATCGCTCAAGGAAACTGTAGAAACTGCTAACAAACAGGTGGAGCAGGCTAAAGAAGAAGCCGAGTACGAACGCCTCAGAAATCTGGTGACGGATAAGGATCGCGAGGAATTTGGTGACGACTTGATCGAAGTTCAGCGCAAAGTGGCGAGAGAAGAAACCGCCGAACTGTATAAGCAACTAGAAGCCGTTAGGGAAGAAAACGAGCAACTGCGTGCCTCAATGGAGCAAACGGGTCATAGGGTTTCCCAGACTTCGTTTGAGCAGAAGCTCAACACCTTAGTACCTGATTTTGCTCAAGTAAACACTGATCCTAACTGGATCAAGTGGTTGGACGAGCAAGACCAGTTTCTACGTACTCCCAGACGGGTTGTAGCTGAAAAGGCTTACGCAGAAGGCGATGCAGACGCTGTTGCCCACTTTGTTACCTTGTTTAAGCAATCGCAACAAGGTGCCGAACCAGCCGAAAAAGCTGTGGCCGAAGAAATTGCTACCCAAATCCAGCCCTCTAAGAGTGCTTCGTCTTCTTCAACGAAGTCGTCTAATGGAGCTACGTATACGAACGACCAAGTTCGCAATATGTTCATTAAGATTACAAAGTTGAATCAGGCGGGCAAGCTAGAAGAGGCACGTAAACTTGAAGCTGAAATCGACCTAGCTTACACCCAAGGGCGTGTAGCTGGGTAACAACTTTGTTCTAGGAGACCGACAATGGCCGCTGTATTTCCGGTGAATTCACCGTTTAATACGACTCCTGATTACTCAGGGTCGTTCATCCCCACACTTTGGTCTGGGAAACTTTTGGCTAAGTTCTACCAAAACACCATGTTGTCCGAGATTATGAATACGGACTACGAAGGTGAGTTGAAGAACAAGGGCGATACCATTCGTATCCGTACCGCTCCGTCCATCACCATCAACGACTATTCTGGTGCTGGCTCTACGCTGACGACTGAAACCCCCACGCCTATCTTCCAAGATATGCAGATTGATAAGGCTAAGTACTTCAGCGTACAAACCAACGACGTACTTGCTCAGCAAGCCGATATGGACTTGATGAACATGTTTACGGAAGACGCCGCTAAGCAGTTGAAGATTGCTATCGAAGACGAAGTATTCTTTAACTCTTTTATTACCGAAGGCCCAGACGCAGACAACGAAGGAACTACCGCTGGTGAAATCTCAGCCGCGTACAACCTTGGTTCTAAGACTGCGCCTATCGACGAAGGCACTGCTTCTAACGTCCTCGACTGCATCTTGCGTATGTCTTCTGTTCTCGACGAGCAGAACGTACCCGAAGACGGTCGTTGGCTGATTATCAGCCCCCGTGAGCGTAACCTGCTGATGCAATCTAATCTTGCGCAGGCGTACTTCACTGGCGATCAGTCTAGTGTTATCCGCACTGGCAAGATCGGCATGTTGGATCGTTTCACTGTATACGTATCTAACTTGTTGCCCAAGGGCACCACCGACAAGGCTATGGTAGCCGGTCTTTCTGCTGTAGCTAGTGGCTCCGCTGATGTTGGCGCTAAGCCTCGTCGCGCTATGGTAGCTGGTACTAACCACGCTTGCTCTTTTGCTATGACTATTAGCAAGACTGAGCCTCTGCGTAACCAGACTGACTTCGGTGACATCGTTCGTGGCCTCGCTGTATATGGCCGCAAAGTTGTCAAGCCCGAAGCTCTGGCAGTAGCGTTGGTTGGCGATCCTAGCTAATACCTAACGCGTTACAGGGGGCTTCGGCCCCCTTTTACTTCAAGGAGAAACATATGACCCCAGCAGAGTTATGCGCCAAGTTGGGTGGTGAAACTACCACAAATCGCATGGTCGCGTTTATCAACGGCAAACGAGAGGTAATCGCCCGTATGAAAGGCGACGAGTACCAGTTGGAGCCTATTGCCGCCGCTTTAGTTGCGGAGCTTAACGCCAAGATCGGTGTCGGTGCGGCAGATGATGATAGTAAGCCAGCGCCCACAAAAGCTAAGCGGGCACCACGTAAGGCCGCTAAAGTAGAAGCAGACTTGCCTGAAGATTAAATTCAAGGTATCTTCGTAGCTTATTAATTCAGGGCTATCTGATGAAAGCGGCCAGCGAATTCTTCTCGCGTATAATCCCTAAAGTACCGGGGTGTTCAACTCCACTAGCTGAACAAGCTGTCGTGGATGCGGCTGTGTACTTATGCGAGCACTCTCTAGTGCTAAAGTACAATACTGATGCTTTTAGCACTGTGTCAGGAACTAGTACGTACGATATTGATGTACCAGCTAGTCACGCTTTATCTAGGGTTGTTTATGTCACCGTGGATGGAGACGAGATAAACTCCATGCCTTTAGAGAGTTTACCAGTAGTAAGCACAGACAACGCTAAGCCTACTAAGTACTACGTAACTCAACTTGAGTCCGAAACCCAGCTAAATTTATACGCTACGCCTGACGACGCTTACTCTGTAGTCCTTAATGTAGCGCTACGTCCAAGTACAGACGCTACTTATCTGGCAGATGATTTGTATCATTACTGGATGGAGCCTATAATAGCGGGGGCGCTAGGTCGAATCTACGCTGTGCCGGGACAACCGTTTACCGATTTTACGGCGGCAGATTATTACCAACGTCGTGCAAAATTGTTGTGTCATAATGCACGAAATGAAGGTAATATAGGCCGTGTTATAGGGTCTTTACAGACTCAACCCAGACCTTTTGTGTGAGGTGACAAATGACTATTGCAGCTAGTTCGATACTAAGACGTTGCATTGACACTCTTCAAGATACTACGTCGGTGCGATGGCCCGTAGCCGAATTAGTTAGGTATTTAAACGACGGACAGCGGGAAGTAGTACTTTACCGCCCCGATGCTATGGTTACTACCGCGACGTTTTCTTGTGCGGCAGGTTCCAAGCAAGAGTTGGATAAAAACAACAACGCGCTTGGTGCCGCTAAATTAATTGAAATTACTCGGAATCAAAATACTTCTGAGTCATTTTATGGGGCTGTTAGGCTTATAAACAGGGAGATATTGGACGCGCAAAAACCAGATTGGCACAACGAAACAAATTCTGGAGACATTGCGCACTACATGTATGATCCTCGTAATCCTCTTGAGTTTTACGTGTATCCTCCGGCTAAAACCACGGCGCGTTTGGAAGTAGTGTACTCTAAGTATCCTACCGACATTACTGAACCCGGAGGTAGCGCCACTGTTAATAATGTTTCTGGCAATATCAGTGTCCCTGACATTTATAGTAACGTTATTCAAGATTACATTCTTTACCGCGCTTACAGTAAAGATAGTGAGTACGCTGGTAACGCACAACGTGCGCAGGCTCATTACGCCGCGTTTGCTAACGCGCTTGGTATTGAGATACAGGCAACTGTACAAGTAGCTCCAAACCCAGTGTCTAACCCCAATGTACCGCAACGCGTAACCGCGTAATTACTTTAGAGGACTAACAAAATGAGTCAGTTTTCCGACTACACAGAAGAGAACATTATCCAGACCACGCTCCGTGGTCAGGCGTTCCCTGTTCCATCCGATGTCTACATCGCTCTGTTTACTTCTGATCCTACCGATGCCGGTTCTGGTTCAGAGGTTAACTCTGCGTCTTGGACAACCTACGCTCGGCAAGATGCCGCTGGCGGCGCGGCCATCGACACAGGCTGGACTGCGCCTTCAAACGGCGTTTCTTCCAACGCGAAGGTAATCACGTTCCCAGCTAACAACAGTGGTGGTTCTATTACTGTTACTCACATCGGCGTGTTTGATGCGTTGACTACAGGTAACTTGCTGTACCACGCCCCCTTGGTATCTTCCAAGACTCTGTTGGATGGCGACGTACTTTCCTTCGCTATCGGAGCAATTACCGTAACTGTAGCCTAATGACCTAACACGGGAGCGTTATGAGTACGTTCTATACGCCGGATGGCGCGGCGGTAAACACCGCTCCCGAGTCAGGATTAACACAAGCCTCCGCGAATATCTCGGGGGCTTGTAGTGCTTCTAGTGTAGGTAATTACATACTATTACCTACCGTTACTGTGCCAGCGTCTGGCACCGTCGCTCCCACCGCTATACGTACCGTTTTACCAGATAGTCAATCTACTGGTACGACGTTTTGGGTGCCGCGTGGCGTAAAAACACATCTTAGTTCAGCCGTAAACTTTAGTTCTACCGGAAGCGTAAACGCTTTCGTACTTAGGACTATACAGGTAGTTTCTTCTGTTATAGCTACCGCCAGTTTAGCGGCTATCCCCGCTGATGCTCTGGGTGAGTCCGATGCGTCGTCTGTGGCGACTGTTTCCCCCGCCGCGACTAGGGTGCAGTTTTCAACTGCCGCGTCTAGTGCGTCAGGTAGCGCCACAGCTACCGCCGATGTAAATAGATTTGTTGTAGCTAATATAGGCTCTAACAACACGGTCTATGTGACAGTCGGCATAAACGGTGTTTTTGAAGCCTACGCACCAGTACCATGCACTGCTAGTTTAGCTATAGACCCAGTTGGGCTACGTACTGCACCGGCGTTAGCCACTGTTGCCGCTAGCGCTAGCTCACTTGCTAACGCTACACAAGTACAGCCGGGACTAGCACAACCATTGGGCGTTTCGTCTACGCTTATTATTGATCCGTTTTTGTCTATAAGCCCCGGTGTAGCCATAACTGCGTCTGGGTCAATACAAAGTTCTCCATTTATTAACACACCCATCAGTAGCGCTATTTCTGCGTCTGTTACAACTACTGGTCGTGGGTCACAAACTTTTCAAGCGACAACTGACTTAGAACCTAATCTAAGCACTATTGTAGCTAATATAAATACTAAGTTTTCTTCTTCGGCTGTTATACGAGGAAACACTAGTAATAGCGCTACTGGCGTTATTTTTAAGGTTTCCGAAGCAAACGTAAGCGCCCAAGCGGGCGTCGCAAACGATGATACTGTTACACACCAACTTACCTGTACACTAAGTGCTCCAAATGCTGTAGTAACAGTGGAGGCTAGGTTGGCAGAGCGTGGTGAATCTAACATAAGTGCGCCTTCTGGGGCTGTACTGGTCGAGGCGCGGCTGGCAGAACAGGGTCAAGTAACCGCGAGTTCTTCTGCGGCACTACTTATTTTAGACAACCAGCTACTTGTAACGCGGTTTGTAGAAGCTCAGCTTACACCGGCGGCCACTGTCTCCTCTACCGGAGTAATTATCAAGGTAGCAATAGCTAGTCTAAGTGCTCCAAACGCCGTAGTGACAGCGGCGGCGCGGTTAGCAGAACGTGGTGAAGCCGATATAAACGGCGCGAATACAGTCGCAAACGTACCCGGAGTTCTTACAAAGCTACCAAATGTTGAAATATCTCCTACTGGGCAAGTAGTTTTAGGAGACGAGAACTTTGTATTTATTGTACAATTTGCTGAGTCTTCAGTGGCTGGATCAGGAACTGTACTAGCAGATAGCGTTGCTAACATAGATAGCTTAGATCCAGCCCAAAGAACCTTTGTACGGCCACCTATGACAACCAACTTTGTGAGGCCGTTCCAGCAATTTACGTTTAGGAGGCCGTCATGAAACTAGGTACGGTTACACAACAGCCAGCCGAACGATTGTCGTATACCATTGATTATAGTCAGTTTCTTACAGACGGCGATAACGTACAAACTGCGACGGCGGCAGTATCTCCCGTTGGGCTAACAGTTGACACTGTTAGCGTACTAGATCCAAGAGTTCGATTTTTTGTAGAGGGCGGCACTACAGGCGAGCGTTACAAAGTAACGATTAATGTCGAAACCGCAGATGGACGACAGCTACAAGACGAGCTAATCTTTAAGATTAAGGAAATCTAAGCGATGGCGCAAACTCTCCACAACAATGTATTTACCAAACTAGCTGCCTCGTTATCTAACTCTGCAACTAGTATTTCTCTACTTGACGGCTCTGACTTCCCTACGCCCGCTGTTGGTGATTTTTACTTTGCTACGCTAGTTTCAATTAGTGCAAGTACTGGTAAAGAAGATGATTGGGAAATTGTAAAGGTAACTGGCAAGCCCGCTACCAACACTCTCACGGTCACTAGAGGGCAAGAGGGTACAGCGGCTAGAGCATGGGATACCTATACCCCCTGCGAGATTCGTATTACTGCTGGCACCGTTGTTATGCCAGATGGTACTCAGAACTTATCTAACAAGACAATCACATCTAGCACCTTAGATAGCACTGTTGTTGGTGGCACCACAGCGGCGGCAGGATCGTTTACTGACCTAGACGCTACTACGGTAGACGCGACTAACGTTGAAGTAACGAATCTCAAAGCTAAGGACGGCACAGCGGCGGGGTCTATCGCTGATTCTACGGGTGTTGTTTCGTTGAACAGTGCCGTATTGACCACCGCCGATATTAACGGCGGTACAGTTGATGGGGCTACCGTTGGTCAAACCACACCGGCGCTTGGTACGTTTACCGACATGGTTGCTGACGAGCTTCAGCTTACAGGCGGCACTGGCGACCAAGGTAAGCTGTCGTGGAACTCTGACGAGGACACGGTAGCTTTAGTTATTAGTAGCGGCGAAAGTCTACAACTTGGTCAAGAAGTTGAGTACAACGTACGCAACAACTCAGGATCTTCTATAGCTAAAGGCGTCCCAGTAATGATTACTGGAACCCTAGGTTCTTCTGGTCGAATCACTATTGGCGAGATGGATGCTTCTAGCGTTGCTAACGAGACTAAGTATTTAGGTATTACAGCCGAAGCCATCGGTTCTGGTGCTGATGGCAAAGTAATGTTCTTCGGCAAAGTGAGCGGCCTCGACACAAGCTCTTACAGCGCTGGCGATCTGTTGTTCTTGGATACGTCCGTAGTGGGCGGCTTAACGGCTACTGAGCCAAACTCGGGCATTAAGATGGGCGTGGCGTACGTAGTACACAGCCATGCTTCAGCGGGTGTCCTGATGGTACGTCCGAC